CATGGTTGACAGCAACCATTTGGTAATCTCTAGGGGTTATTGGTAACTTTAAAGAATAGATAAAATCTTTATCAATTTCTATTTTTTCCTTATGAAAATCTGAATCAAATTTAACCTTATAGTCTCTAGTATAAAGAAACTTACAAAGGTGTTCAAATAATCCCCCATAAAGAAGACGGTTATGAACATTAAAAAGTCTTATCTTTCCATCCCAAAGTCTATTACGATATGCTGGCATAAATGTGTAGCCGGGCACCATAAAAGTAAAATGGTCACAAATTTCCTGAGCAGTTGAAGCTTCAGAATCTATCTGGATATAGACTTCATTTTTTTTAGATATGTTAATTATTTCCATGAGAAAATTTCAACCAATCTAAAGCATTCTTAATCTGGAATCCCCGATTGTTTATCATCCTAATAACAGAGTCCAGATAGTTTATTTTTTCCTGCAGGACTACTAATTGTTGTTTCAATTTGATTACATCATCATCTGATTCAATATATTTAGCTATTTCATTCTTGAGAAGTCTTCCCAAATATTGTTCCCATCCACGCCGTTCAAGTTCTTCTTGAGACATTTTACCAGAATAATACTCAGTCTTAGCCCGAACTATTTTAGATAGCTCAAACTCAAGTCCCTTTAGTCTGATTCGTTCATCAGTAAAAATTTTAAGATATTTGTCGTGAATTAGTGGAATACGGATGGATTCTGTGCCCAGTTCTGTATAATCAATTTCACGATCTCTATGCCAAAGTTCTTGAATATCTTCAAGTTTCAAATCACCTCCTTAAATAATAATTAAACTGGTTGTTTATGCCCCACTAAGATCAGTTGTAGGGGGTTTTTCACCAGATGGGTAAGCTCGTGCTCCTTCGTATGTTGTTTCATTGTTGAGTAGGTTTTCAACCCTGTAAAAATCATAACGAAAAGAAACATCTGCAGTAACATAATCTATATCTGTTCCACCACTATCAAATGCAATTGAAGAAAGATTTAATGGAAAACATTCTTGAAATATGAAATTTATTTGTGGATTCATATTTCCTGTTAAAACGGTTAAAGTTGCATCAGTAGTCAACTCTGAATTTTCTGATAATTTTTTATATTTTTCTTGACCCTCTTTAGTTGGAAATCCTAGTCCGACAATCCAATCATAAATAGCTAACCAATTTTTCATATTTTCATCTACTATGAATTTTATTGACAACTCTTCAAAAGCAACTTCATCCCCAGCAATTGCTATAGTTTTTAATGGTGTAGGAACATCAATAGCAGATATTGAAATCCCAGGCAAAGTAGCAGACTGAACAAAAATAGTTTACTTCTGGAAAATTGTTAAGTTGAAATTTAAACCCAATAGGGCTTAAAAAATTAGTATTGGTTGGTTGATTTTGTAATGCAGCCATAAATGGAACATCCTTTCTGTAATATTTAGTTAGGACAAAAAAAAAGGGTGACTACAATTAAGTAATCACCCTTCTCACGTTCTTTAGGGGTAATAACTCCTAAAGACATAACTTACATCAAATTGTCAACTCTGACCAATCTGTAGTAGTAGTTACCATTGGCGTCAATTGTTCCGTCACCATCGCTGTGTCCAAATGGATTGGATACGATTCCGTAACGTGTTTTGAAACCAATTTTTGGTTGAAAGGAACTTTCACCAACCGCACGAACCATTTGCAATGGAACGTAAGGACAGTAGAAGATACCTGCATCATAAGCAGATGCGCCTTTGTAACCTACACAGAAGAAGTTAGTTGCTGATGCACTGAAATATGGATCAACATAAACTTTGTAACGGCCGTTGAGTGTTCCAACGAATGTGTTACCTGTATCATCAACTCCGGCTCCGTCCATCATTCCACCCATAGCTAGAGCAGAAGCAACGTCTGAGGAACAGATGATGATGTTACCTTTACCGCGACGTGTTGCTTTTGCGATTGCATTTGCATCACGTTCTACTTGGAACATTAGACCTTTGAATTTCTCAACAGACCAACGTCCATTAGAGTCAACATCAAGGTCAAACACACCAGCTGTTGATGTATTGTGTTGTGCTCCGTGCTCTGCACCAAAATAAATGGTACGGATAACTTCGCGGTTAATCTCTGCCAAAATCTCTTGTGAGAGAATGTTAGCAAGTTCTGTTTCAGCATCCAAACCGTGAACGGCTTTAAGATCCTGTGCCAATTCCATCGAGTACTCACCCTTGAGTGCACGTGTCTTAGCTGTAACAGTTACACGATCAATTGAGAATGACATTTGCTGGAAATCTTCAGCAGCTGTACCTTGAGTTCCACTAAGACCGAAAGTTTCACCAGTTGCCGTTGAGTTACCTACACCTAATACTGCGGAGTATGTTCCACCCTGAGCTGCTGCTTGTGCACCTGCTCCGGAGCTGACCATATCATCTCCAGCGTCACCAGAATGTGTGGATTCTGGTTCTGAGTACATGGCTTCAGCACCACCTTGTGAATCGTAACGAGGACGCATTGCGAAAATAAGTCCTGTGGGGCCAGTCATTGGTTGAACACCACAAACATCATAAGCAACTAAATTAGGCATTGCGCGACGAATCATGGAAATTAAAACTGGGTCTTGATATTGTACTCCACCAGTAGCACTTGCTGTTGGTGCGAGTGATGTTAGTGAGGTTGTTGCTTCCATCAAAGGCCCGCGACCTTCTGGAGATGCCTGCTCAGCCATGGCTTTTTCTTGGTTTTCCAAAAGAACGGCGGTAACCGCTTTTCGGTATGGGTCTTTAATCTCTGGCATATCTGGATGGTTCAATACCGGCGCCCACTTTTGTTGTAGTCCTTCAGCTAGATACATTTTTTGTAATCTCCTAAAAATGTTATTTGTTTAAACGAGTTAATGCAGAAGCATACTTACTCATAATTGGATCAGTAGTTGATTCAGAAATAGTTTGTTCTTCCTCAGTATTTTCCAATTCTTCTGTAATAGTTTCTGACTGTTGCTTAGGAAAATAATTTTCCTTAATGACTTCAAGTTTCTCAGAATATTGAGACTTGTCTTCAAAATCTATACCATCAGCCAATTTACCTAGTTTTTCTTTTTCGGTATCGGCGAGGTCTTCTGAAACTTCTCTCAAAGTTTCAGCCTTTTTATATTCAGCAAGTTCCTTTTTGATGTCTACACTTGTGTTAATAGACTCATCAAGTTTTTGCTCTAGTTCTTCAACTTTCTCAAATAGATCGTCAACAAGGTCAACTTTCTCTTCTGGAATGTCAATGTAATGCTCTGTAAAGAGGTTTTTAAGTCCTGTCATAAAGTCTTCAACCAATTCTGATCGAATTCCCTTTTCAACAGCTAACTCATTCTCTTTCATCCACTCTTCAGTAACATAGTTGAGATAACCATCAACTTTTTCTGTAACTGTGGACAAATGTTCTGCTTTTGCATCAGTAATTTCTTTTTTGTAACTGGTTTCTAATTCATCAATCCTTTGATTGACTTCAGAAAGTACTTTAGCTGAAACTGCTGCTTCAAATATTGTGGAAGCTTTAGTTTTAAAATCTTCAGAGAGGTCTTCACCATTTACAATGGCTTCAATGTCTTCTTTGACATCAATTTCAAGATCCTCTTTTTTGAGTTTCTTAGCCTCATACTTGGGATTATCCTCTTCTTCATCCTCATCGGCTTCTTCCTCTTCTGTAAGAGTTGAACCCATGATTTTTGAGAAAGAATCGGAAAGGTCAGACTTCTTCATGGCACTAAGTTGGTCATAAAGGGCCTTAATCATTCCGGCTTTGGTTTTAGGAATAGAAACGGCTTCTTCGACCTCTTTCTCTTCCTCATCATCAGCTTCTTCTTCATCGCCGTTTTCTTCTTCATCGCCGTTTTCTTCTTCTTCTTCTTTTACCTTAGCTTTTGCTTCATCTAAGATCTTTTCGCCCGAAGACTCCGCAACAGCTTGTTGCTCTTCTTCCAGTTCTTCAGCCGTTTGTTCCAAAATTTCTTCAGACATTGAAAATCTCCTATTTGTATCTGTTTGTGTGTTTTACTAATATTATTTATAATAACTTATATTTACAACTTGACAATAAAATCCTTAAAAGCTTCAACAAGTACGTTCTCGCGGTCTTTTCTTGAAGATTTTTCAATTTTATCTTTATATTCTTGGATCT